CACTAAGTCTGTCAAAGATAGTATCAAGTTTAATAGTGTGTTGAAATTCTTTCTCAGTTTCTTTACAAACAGCATTAACCTTTAAATCTGGATTGACACTTACTGCCCGGGCATTTACTAATAATATAAGCTTATCGACAACATTAAGTCCTTCTTGAAGTATCCCAGGTACTATTTGTTCTACCACGTAGTTTGAATGCTGTATAAAAGAAGAGCTGTCGTTGTTATAAAGGGATTTAACTAAATCTCTATAGTCTTTAGAATTTATTTCTTTTGCCCAGACTAATTTATTATATCCAGGTAATTTTACACTGTAAGTAAATCCCATTTAAACTACTTACTAATATATAAAAAACCTCTACTTATACCCCTGGAGGTCTTATACCTGGTATACCAGGTAAAGGGATATTAGAAGGTATTAGGCTACCGGTGGAAGTAAAGCTTGGTAAAGTATTGGTAGTCGCACGTATGTTTTTAGTAAAGCTAGTAAGAGTAGCTGCCGCAGCTGTATTAGCCTGTTCCCCGCGGGCGCCTGTTTCAATAGTATAATAATTATATACCCATTCAGTAGCTACTGTTTTAGTATCAGCTCGGCCCCATGTAAGAGATTCTGCTTCAAAAGAAATAGGGGCACATTCAAAAAAAGTATATACTTTACGTTGTACTTCTCTTTTATTGGTACGACTATTATACATTGCTACTTTTATGTTAGTCTTAACATTATATGCCGAATTTTCGGCGCGTGCAAACAGCCCATAATGAGAAACCGCTACAACCCATGGTCTTAATACTGCATCAATAAATGAGTCTGTTGTTTCAAGAAAAGTTGCGCGAAGCGGTCCTTTGCTTGCCCGAGACGTGCTCACTACCCCTGAGAGAACGCCGCCTGCTAAATCTCCAAATTCTTCTGCTAAACCTACTCTTTTAGAACCAATAGATTCGTTAGGTAAAGTAATACCGTTCACAAAAAAACATTTGCCGTTATAGGCTGGGCTTAATACTTGAGCTGTTAATTTATCTCCTGTTTCAGATACAGCCCATTTGTTAGGTTCAAACTGACTAATTTGAGAGTCTGTAAATGATTGAAGCCCTAGAGGGAATGACTCAATAAAAACAATAAAATTCGAATTTACTGGTATACTTGTACCTGGATCAGCAAGAAATTGCTGAAATAATGTTAAATCAGATTCAGGGGAATCAGCATTAGCTTTAGGCCCAAGTAATTGCATATATTAACGTCTAGGACCGAATATACCGCCAATTTGACCGAGAATAGAACCTACCCGTCCAATCACACCACCAGCACCAGCAATTACCCCGCCAATACTACGTACTGTTTCACCTGTAGTTCTAATACCGCGGGCAACACCTTGACCTCCGCCTAAATCTTCTGCAACCCAATATTGATAAGCTATATTAGCAGTTACTTCTTGTATAGCTCCGTTACCAGTAGTATTAAACGAAATAGCGCCAACGTTGCTTACAAAACACCCTAGTAATTCATAAGAGCGTATCGGGTTTAGTTTATCATCTAATAAAGCAACTACAATTTTTGATTGCTGTAAACTACGTGGTTCCATATTGCCTGTAGAGGATTCTTGATCAAAAGTATCTCCCATAGAATACTCTAGTAGTTTTCTAAGATTATAATCTTGAGTGCAATAAAATGATACAGCCCAATTAGTAGTACCATCAAACTGAACTGCACCGGGAACGTTAAAGTTTAACCCCATAAAAGGGGCAGTCTGTACAGAAATACTCTTTCCTGGCAACTGAGCAGTCTTTAAAAATACTAAATCTTCATCTCTGATTTGATCTATACCATTGACAATAAAGCTGGTTATTCTTAATTGAAAATCTCTCGCAAAGTTGCGAGTACTGGCTTGTTGATAAAAATCCTGAATTGTTTGATTGATTGCCATGTTTTTATATACTTATTGCTAACTATATAGAATTATCTGATATAACGTATTGAAAGGCTATATTAACATTACAAGTTGCTAACTCTCCTGCATTACCGACTGAAAAAGACATAGAACCGACTTGTGTTGGGTAGCACCCTATAAGCTTATAGTTTCTTGTCTCTCTTAAGTACCCATCCAACAAAACAAATTCTATATCCGAAAAAGAGGTGGTGCTAATATGCTTATGCTCGTCAAAGGCTCTACGACTCCAAGACTCAAGAACATCTCTTAAAATAAAATCAGAATCACAATAAAAGTTTACTGACCAGCTAGTGCTTTCCGGATAGCTTGAATTCATAGGTACATTAAAATCGAAAGCTTTAAAGCTAACAGATGAATAATATACACTACGAGACGGTATAGTACCCCCTTGTGCAAAGAGCAACAAATCACTATCTTCTCCGTTAAACACCCCTGTAATGTTTTTAATACGAAAAGTATTAGTACGAGCAAAACCACGTGTTACTGCCGTTTGGTAAAAATCTTTTATTCCAAAACCTTGTAGCTGAGCCATTTATTATACTTAATACCCAAACAATAAAAAAGCCTCACTTTCGTGAGGCTTTTATTGCAAACTATGGGTTAACTATTAAACGTGTCTCCAGTAATGATAAGCTAGTACAGCAGTAAAGGTAGTAGGAGTGCCTGCACCGGCAGCATCATAACCTTCGATAGCCCCGATAGATTGAAGGTAAACGCCAAACAATCTATAAGTGTTAACTACATTTTGCTTATCATCAAGCTGTTCTAATTGAATGACTTTATCTACACCACGAGTTGAAAGATCCCCGGTACTGGTTGCATCATCAAATACATTGTTTATTTGCCAGTCTTCTAATTTTTTACGAATGATACCCTTAAGGTCATTACGGAACGTAACGTTCCAAGCTTCAGACCCGGGGTAGGTTACGGTGCCCGGGGTGTTGAAGTTTAGACCCATATATGGTACTGCTTGATTGGTGATGGAACGGTTCGGAAGTTGCTTTGTAGTTATATATACAAAATCATCTTCGTTGAATGTATCTTCCCCAATAGAGGTTACACGCATCATGAAGTCGCGTGAAAAACCTCTGGCTTGGGCTACTCTATAGAAGTCTTGAATTGTTTGTGCCATGTTGTTTAATTACTTAGGTTATTAAGCTTGTAAGAGCTCGTTGAAGTTTTGTGAGGTCTTAGTAGCATAGAAATTTACCAAGATAAACTCAGCAGTACGTACCGGCTTAATGTAAATGTCGACCACCATGGTGTTATCGTCGATTACATTTGCGGTATTGTTAGTATCGTTGCATACGATAAGATAGTCGTAAAGACCTTGAGTATTCTTAGCTAACTCAAAGAGAGGTGCTAAGGTGTTTACTGTACGACTACGTGTGAATGTAGTGTTAGGTTCGAATACGAAATATCTCATTGTACGTAATGTAGCCTTTTCTAGATATAAGAATAGACGGCGTACATTAATACGGTCAAACGCACTTGGAGCTTTTAGTAAGGTCTTTTGACCAAACACTGTATAACCTTCATTAGGGAAGAATACTACAGGGTTTAGTGAGATCTTATAGAGTAAATCGCGTTGTTTTTGCTGTGGGTTAACACCTAGATCTGTTAGACCGTTAATGATACCGCGTGTTAGACCGGCTGGAGCAATCCAAGGGTATGTGGCCGCGTCACTGGCGGTCATCATTGCTGAAGCATAACCAGAGAACGGTACCCATACACTCTTTGAAGTATAGATGTCAGTAATCTTAGCCCAGTTTGCATATGCTGTAGCATAACTTGTATTGTATGCTGTATAGCTATTGCGTAATGGCCAGTAGATGTTTTGAGAGAAGTTTTTTGTCTTATCGTCGAGAGTCTTATAATTTTCTCCGGTTACGAAAATTTGACGTAGTGGGTCGGAAATGAATAAGCAATCCTTACGACGATTTCTTGTAAAGCTCTCAAATTGAGCGGTAATAGTATTCCAGTTATTAAGCAATACGCTTGTTGTTACTGGGTTACCGTTTGAAGCAGTAAGAGCGTTAACATAACTTTGTAGAGTATTGCTTACAACTGTGTCGTCGAATTCTGGTGTACCAGCGGCGACTGTAGTTGCAGCGATTGTTGAGAGACCACCGTCTACTACTAGATCAATGTCAACTACGTCAGTATTTTCTGCTAAGTTAAGAACATAGTCAAGCTTGGTGCTTACAGTACCAATAACTTTATTTTGATTTGTTGGTAGAGTCTCTGCATATGTACCAACTGCATATAAGTTATTAGCTGGCTTAAATGATGGAACTCTAATTGCAAGATATGCTGAAGCTTGAGTATAGAATGTATAATCAGGATCTGATGCCGTTGAATTGGTAATAGTAGAGATCGTTGTATTCTTGAAGACTCTTACTCTCTTAGTAGAATTACCATTTGCATCCAGCCATACAGTTGATTGAGAAATATTTGGATTTACCAATACTTGTATGTTGTTTGAATTATCGTTTACAGATGTTTGTAAGAAGAATGAAACTGGCTGACCGCCTAATTGATCCTGAACAGTGCGTTGGCTGTAAAGAGAGCCGGTATAACCTTCTTGTAGAACGTATTGTAAAGTTGTAGTGGTTGGTGAGAATGGGGAAGGACGTACACGGAAGAGCGATAGAATTAATGTATCGCTATAACCTGATGCAGCAATATTAAATGTTGGAAGATCTTCAACATCTTTAGATAAGCTGTTGATACCTGCTGTATATGCTGCACTTAATGAGAAACCAATACGTGTATCAGGTACAAATGTATAGCCTTGATTAGAAGCTAAAGCATTATCTGAGAAGTAACTTGAACCTACAGTCCAGATATGACCTGCATCATCATAATCAGTTGCAGGGTTGTTACTATAACTATCACCAATGTTGAGGTAGTAACCTTCAAACTTTTCGTTAATAGTAGTTTTAGCTTCGTTAAGTACGATTATACCCGCGGCGCTAAGAGAATTTAAAGCACCGTTACCAGAAACAATAAAGCTACTTAAACCCACATTACCTGTTGTTGCTTTCCAGGTAAAATTGCCTTGAGCAATACTTTGATACTGGGTTTCGGTAAGTTTAACTAGAGCAGGTTCGCCGAAATAGTAACCTTGTGCAGAGCTCAATGGAATAGTACCTGCTAACATTTGAGCGGTACTGTATGTTGATGTATCTGTAGGAATTGCGATTACTGGATAAGCAAGAGCGCTATATTCACTGGCAGTGCCTTCTCCGCTGCCAGTACCATATGGTAGACGAGCAACTTTTACAGTAGGATTACCGCCATTGGTAAGTAGCTGTCTTACTGTATAGTAAAAGTAACGTTCAGCTGCATTAGTTGGGGTGCCGTAAATTTGTTCGAAGTCTGAAAGAGAGTTAAGCTCAACGATTTCGTAAGTAGGACCCTGTGGAGCAAAGCCTGTGACGAGCACGTTTGTGCCAACTGGAGTGACTGCTCTTGTAGATAGATCGATTTCGCGAATTTCTACACCTGGGGAATTAATAGTGCGTACGTTTGCCATAGTAGATGATACTATTATTTACTAATTCTAGACTTGATTTTTGTCTTTTTTTATAACAATTTGACGTCCAGCTGACCAAAAACAAACGTAAAGGAAGATTCAATTTGTTCTCCATCTCTATAATTGTAACCAATTTCCCCTAACCCTGTAATAAACGCTCCAATATAATCGAATTGTATTTTTTTGTTATTGTATTCGTCTAATCCGTATACTGTTATATTGGATTTATAGCTTGAAGTAGAACGCCCGTCCGGATCAGGTATATCGCTATAATTGTAAGTGCTATTTTTACTATCGTTAATAAGATTAAGCCATTTCCATAATACCCACCAGTTACTATAATAATTGTCAACCGTGAAATTAATAGTAACAGCACCGTATGATGGTCTGACGTAACTAGTAAACTTTACAGCCTGCCCGCCGTACGGGGTATCGACTTCTGGTATTGCAATAGTAGGCACTACACTACCGTAAACCGAATATTGCAAGCTGTCTAAATTTAGATAGTCAGTATTTCTATCTCCCGGGCTAACCTTATTAATCTCTTTAAGTACATTCGGCAAATTTAAGACAAGCAAAAACTTGTCTTTTCTATTCTTATTAAGAATTGATTGCTGTACAGTACTCATTCATTAATGTTATTTGTTCTTTCTATAGTCGTAGAGTTAGAAGTTTTATAAAATTCTCTTAACACCTTATTATAAGTGTTATTAAATGTTGCTGCTTCTAAAGCAGTGCCAGGCGCTTTTCTCTTTCGGGAACTTTTCCCTACAGTATTCATTTGTTGTAAATCAGTAGGTACTCCAGGTTTACCTGATAAATCTTTTATTCTTACATTGTCTTCTGCTGTTCTGTCAAATCCTTTCTTTAATAAAGCGCGTAGCTCGTTTACCTCGTCTGGAGTAATAGAAGCTGGTGCCGGAGCTGGTGCGGGCGTTGTATCGGGAGCTGGGGTAGTATCAGGACCCGGCTTAGTACCCCCACCCCCATTACCTCCACCTCCATTACCTCCACCTCCATTGCCTCCACCGCCTCCTCTATTATTATCGTCAGCTCGTGCAGATAAAGATGCAGTAGATGTTGTGCCACCGCCACCAAATTTATTAAGAGCAGCTTTTATTAATGGTAGTGCCGCTGCACCAACTGCTGCTCCAGAAGCTCCAGCTAAACCGGCTCCTGCAATTGCGCCTAAAGCAGCCCA